CCCCGAACCACAAACAGCAGACACGCTCACACTCAGCGACATCGCCGCCGAAATCGGCTTTGACCTTGAGCCAGTAGAGCAGACGCCGCAGGAAAAACCCGAAAAAGCCGCGGACGAGCCCGAAAACGAGCCCGAAACCGCAGCAGATTCGGAATCCTCCGCGGAAACCGATCCTTCTCAGGAACAAACCGACGGCCAAGAGACCGAGTCCGAGGACGAAAAGTCCGAAGACGAGGAATCCGAAGCCGCCGATGACGAAAAAGAGGAAACGCCGAGCGCCACGCAGGAGAAACTCCTCAAGCGCATCGACAAAATCACGGCCAAGCGCCGCGAAGCCGAGGAAAAAGCCGAGCAACTCGAGGCCGAACTTTCCGACCTCCGCACCAAGCTTGACTCCACGCCCCCCGTCACCCTCGCCCCCACGCCGGCCGACCCGCTCGCCGATGTGGAACCCCCCGAGCAACTCGAAGAACGCATCAGCACCGCCAAAAAGGTGCGCCGATGGGCCCTTGAGAACCTCGAAGGCGGCACGGTGAAGAACGCCAAAGGCGAGGAAGTCTACTACGAGCCCGCCCAGGTGCGCCAATACCTCGCCAACGCCGACGAGGTCCTCACCGAGCACGCTCCCAAGCGCCAGCAGTGGATCGCCCAGCGCCAGACCGTCCTGCCAGAGGCCAAAGCCGCCTACCCGCAGCTTTTCCAAGCCGGCAGCCAGGAGCAGCAAATCCTCCGCGAGACCCTCAAATCCTTCCCCGCCCTCCGCGGGATGCCGAACCTCGAACTCGTCATCGGCGACGCTATCGCCGGCCAGCAAATGCGCTTCGCCCGCCAGCAAGCCGCGCAGAAAGCCGAAAAACCCGTCGCCAAACCCGAGAAGTCCACCCCGTCCGTCCCGTCTGCCGCCAAAGGTTCGAAAGTTCCTGCCAAAGACATCCAAACCCGCGCCGCCTCGAAATCGATTTTCGAGCGTGGAGCAAATCTAAAAACCGACGACATCGCCGCCTTCTTAGAAGGGGCCCTGTAGTCACCACCCCCCCACCAAGAACATGCCCGCTACACTCATCACCTCCCAAACTGGCATCCGCCAGGACCTCAGCGACCTTATCGCGGTCGTTGACGCCAAAACCTGCCCCGTAGTTTCGATGGCCCGTAAAGGGTCCGAGCCCATTAATCCGCTAACACAATGGCAAGCAGATTCCTTCGGCAACCCTACGCTCGCTGGCGTCCTCTCCACCTCGGATGTCACAAACTCCGACTTTGAAGACCAAGCAGCCGCTCGCGTGCTTCTAAACGCTCGTATCCAGAAGTTTAGGCGCGTTCCGTCAGTAGACGATCTCGCCCAGCATGTCTCCGAGGTTGCAGGCGTAGGAAAACGCCGCGAAATGGCCCGCGCCGTCACGAAATCCCTTGAAATGCTCAAGCGCGACATGGAAGCCACCTTCTGCTCGGACCAAGAGTCCCGCGAGCAGTCCGGCTCCAATGCCTACCTGACCCGCGGTCTCGGCCGTTGGATCCAAAACGGAGCGCAATCCGACCTCCCGGTCAACGCCTCCTACCGCACGCCCACCGGCTCGATCAACGCAACTGCGACCGCATCGCTCACCGAGAACAACATCCAGGACATGCTCCAGAGCATCTACTCCCAGACCGGCAAGGTTGCGACCTACAGCCTCGTCTGCGGCCCGACGCTCAAGCGCCAGTTCACCTCGTTCACACGCACCCAATTCGGCAGCACGAATGTCGCCTCTGCGATCCGCGTGTTGAACCAGAAGGACGAGAACAAGATCGTCAGCACTGTTGACATCTTCGAGGGCGACTTCGGCACCCTTGAGCTGATCCCCAGCCTGTTCCTCGCCGCCGACGCCACCACCAACGCAGCCGCCGTCCAGAACGGCCGCGGCTATGTCCTCGACATGGACATGATCGAACTCCGCTACAACCGCAAGCCCCGCTTCCAAGAACTGGAAGACCGCGGCGGTGGTCCCCGCGGCATCGTGGACGCGATCTGCGCCCTCTGTGTCAAGAGCCCCCTGGCTCTCGGCAAGTTCGCACCTACTGCCTGATAAAGCCTCCCCCCGCAAGGCAAGGGAGGAGCGCCACACTCCCCAGAACTCCGGCGCTCCTCCCAAATGCGGGCCAATTTCCAGTCTAAAAAAACCGAAACCCACCCTTGGTAGACGACGCTTCAGAACTCGAAACAGACCTTGGTGACCTCGCCCCCCTCGTCACCGAGGAACTCCGTGTCGGTTGGCACGCCAAGATGGTCACCGCCGAGATGCGCCAGCGCCGCATCAAAGCCGCCTCCGACCGCCTCGCCGCCGCACGCCACAGCATGGACGGCATCGGCCAGCACACCATGAGCGTCGATTTCGACACCTACATGTATTGGGACCGCGAACTCCCCGGCTGCTGGAAGGACAAGACCTTCCGCGACGAATTCGCCGCGGCAAATCCTCACACCCGCGTCCAGTCCACATCCACCACCACCATCGTGAACCCCGGCCTCGCCCATGCCAACTGACGAGACCATTTCCGAACTCATCGGCCTCGTCGAACAGGCCGAAACCGACGCCGCCAATTACTGGACCCGTAAAAACCTCAACTACAACCTGCGCTACTGCCTCTGGGCCGGTCAGGATGACTCCGGGCGCAAATATTCCGCCAACCTCGGAAAACCCGCGTTCCCGTGGGATGGGGCCACTGACAGCAAAATCCGCCTCTCCGACATGGTCATCAACGAGCGCGTCCGCATGCTCAAGTCGGCCTACTCGAAAAGCCGCATGTCCATCGTCCCCACCGAGACCACCGACATGCAGGCCGGCCGCAAGGTCGAGACCGTCATCAAATGGCTCCTCAACTCCCACTGCGCCGCCATGACCAAGCGCGAGATCGAACTCGCCGCCAATATCCGCGAAACCTACGGCCTCGCCGTGATGGGCGTCTTCTGGCGCCGCACCACCCGCAACGAAGTCCTCACCTTCCGGCTCGACTCCCTCCAGCAAACCTTCGCCGAGACCGGAGACCCCCAGATCGCTTTGATCATCGAGGCAATCCTTGACCCCACACAGGAAGAAGCCGTCGCCCGCCAGATGGACATGCTCCTCCCCGGGCAAGGCACCGTCGCCAATGTCCGCAAGCTCCGCGAGACCGGCGAATTCACCTACGACTCGCCCTACATCTTCGAAAACCTCCCCGACTGGCAAGCCTACGAACCCTGGGAGGACATCGTCTTCCCCCCATCCACCTACGACCTCCAACGCGCCCCCTTCATCGCCTGCCGCGAGTTGTTGAGAGAAGACGAACTCCGCGAGCGCGAAATCACCGAAGGCTACGACCCCAAATGGATCGAGGAAGCGGTCAAACACAAAGGCGTCTACCGCCGGAACGCCCGCAACCTCCACCGGATGACCGACACCATCCTGCTCTCCGACGACCGCGACCTCATCGAAGTCTGGCGCGTCTATCAAAAGAAGTGGAACGAGGACATCGGCGCCATGGAGGTCATCTGCACCCACATCCAGCCGAGTGTCGTGGACCGCGCCGCCAAGTCCGAGCCGATGAATTACGAGCACGGCCAATACCCGTTCGTCGAACTCCCCCTCGAGCGCACCAGCCGCCCCCTCATCGAATCCCGCGGCGTCCCCGAACTCTTGAGCACTCATCAGCAGGAAATCAAAACCCAGCGCGACTTCCGCAGTGATCGGGCGTCCTTGACGATCCTTCCTCCCCTCAAAGTGCCCGCGAATCGCGGAAAATTGGACATCGTCCTCGGCCCCGCCAAGCAACTCCCCGAGCGCAGGCCCAACGAATTCAGTTGGATGGCCCCGCCAGTCCAAGACAACGCCACCATCGAAATCGAAGCCGCCACCCGCCGCGATGTGGACGAGTATTTCGGCATCCCCCGGGCAGACCTCGCCCCCCAACGCTCCCTCCTCGCCCAGCAAGACCTCGTCGATACCTGGCTCGCCGACCTCTCCCTCATCCTCGGCCAAACCTTCCAGCTCTCCCAGCAATACCTCGACGACATCCAATTCGTCCGCGTCGCCGGCGGCATGCCCATGCCCTTCCGCGCCTCCCGGCAGGAAATTCAAGGCAAGTTTGATCTACGCCTCGATTTCGACGCCCGGACCTTCGATTCCGAAGCCCTCGAAGTCAAAATCAAGGGCCTCATCGAGCTCCTCCCCCTCGATGTCATGGGCGTCGTAGACCGCGTCGGCCTCGTCCGGTTCCTCTTCTCTGCCATCGATCCCAACATGGCCGAATTTCTCATCAAAGATGTCGATGCCGCCGCCCAGCAGGAAATCGACGACGAGCAGGTTCAGTTCACAAAAATCGCCGCCGGCACCGAGC